TGAACCTCAATCAGATCGTCCGCGAGAGAACGCCCTTCCCATTGGTGCGGACGGCGCTCGGCTGCCAGATCGGCGAAGGGCGCGTCATCCCAATAGTCATCCTCAAAAAGGTTGTCCTCGTTCGTCCCGCCGATGAACACCATCCGGCGAAGCTCGGGGATGCCGTCTCCGTCAGCATCAATGCGGACAAAAAGCCAATAGTAATCGACCTCTTGCAGATCGCGATCAACGCCGCTTAGCTCGTCGCCATCAGCGCTATCGGGCCGTCGATCGTCGTCCTCGTCCGCCTCCTCACCCGCCTCAGGAAGCGCATCAATGCGCTCGCGGTCATAGCCCATCGCGATCAGATCGGAGCGCGTGTAGCAGCGATGAATGCCGCACAGAAGCGCGTCCTCAATCGATGTGGCGTCAGAGTCGATCAGCCATTCCTCAGGCGGGACCGCTTCGACCTTCACTGCCCGCTCGGTCAGCACCCGCTTGATCTTCACATCATGGACGGGCTGGCCCATCATGTCGGCGGTCGCAGTGTGCTGCAGAACCTCAACTTCCTCAGCCGAGACCAGTGCGGCGAACGACATTTCATCAAGGCCCGTATGGGTGGACACCTTGATCGACTTGCGCTCGTCCACAAACCAGCGCAGCACGCCATTGCGCAGCAAGAGCGCATCGTGGATCGCGTCTTGAATAGCGCGAAAGCCGCCGCACTCGTTCAGGACAACCAGATTGACGAAATCTGACGCCTGTTCGGCTTGATCGCCGGACTCTTCCTTCGTCGGCTGATATTCGACGACCTTCTCGTTGCCGAGAATGGTCCGAACCATCGACGGGAGCACCTTTTTCAGCGCCTCGCGCAAGTCCTTCGACACGGCCTGCGAACGGCCCTCGTCGAACTTGATTAGCTCGGGCCTGCCGTCGAAATACTCGCGCGCCTTCTTGCGATCAGGAGCTAGGCGATCCCGGTAGTCGATAGCGTCGCGGATCAGCGCGGAAACCGTGCCGATCTTCGCGTTCTCATTCGCCATCACACCACCGCCCTAGGTTTGAATTTGTCCCAGTCGTCCGCCCGCTTCGGCGTCTCATACGCAATGCACATCAGACCGAACGCATCCGCCGCGTGCGACGACCAATCGTGTTCCGGCCCCAAATCGATCTGGCGCTTGTCGTCGATCTTCGCGTGATACCAGCCGAGCGCCTGCACGCCGGCCGTCGTCGTCGCCTCGTTGAACCAGATCGAAGGGAACAGCCGCCGCGCCGCTTCAATGCGCTGCTTGGCCGCCCCCGTCCCTTGGTTCTTCACTACCTCAACCTCGAACCCCGCTTCTCTCAGCGCGGACTCGAAACTCGTCGAATGCACCTTGTCGCCCTGCGCCCCGTCATGCGGGAGGACGCAAAGGGCCTTTCCATAGCCATTCTCGCGCAGCCAATTGACATGCGCGGCGAGCGGCTGTCCTTTTGCCTCGTAATAGTCGAGAACGCGGACCTCACGACTGACAAACTGCGCAAGCCAGATCGCGGTTGCGTCCGCCTTTGCGCCAGTCCCGCCAATATCCCAAAAGGCGCGTATCGTCATCAGATCGTCGCGCGCCAGCCTCGTGAGCCGGCCAGCGCGCCTCGCCTCCGCAAGCTGCTTGGCGAAGTAAGCGCCCGCCGTGATCGTGGCATATCCGCCTTCCCAAATATGCTCGTATTGATCCGGGTCCAGCCGCAGACAGTCACGGCGCTCTTGCTCTAGCTCAGCGGGGAACCAAGGATTGTCGCACCAATTGGCGGTCACCACCGTCGCGCCGGACGGCAGATCGTCCCCTCGCAGCATCATATCGACCGGATCGTTCTTACGACGCGGGTTCCATGAGAACCACAGTTCCGAACCCGGCGAGCGGATCGTCGGGCGCAACAGCGTCAGAGACCGCGCCGAAAACGCCTGAGCTTCCTCAACCCATGCGATGCGGTAGCCCTCAAGGGACTTCACCGACTCCGCAGTATGATCCTGCATACCCTGAAAGCCGATGACGCCATCGCCGGGCGTCTTGATCCTGTCCTCGTAAACCTTCCACCCGTCCGGCTCGCCTAGGCCGAACTCACTCAGCTTCGTCTCAATCAGGCGCTTGGCCGACTCCTTGAGCGACTTCTGAACCTCGCGAACGCAGATCGCCAGCGTGCCCTTCGAGGCTTGGCATTCCTCAACCAGAAGGCCCGCGAAGAAATGCGATTTCCCAGACCCGCGCCCGCCCCATGCTCCCTTGTAGCGAGCCGGCTCTAGGAGCGGCTGGAAGACGCGGGCGGTTTCAATCCGAAGCGCGCGCCGGGTCAACAATCACCCGCTGAATGGACTCGATTGAAAGTGGATTATCGCCGCCTTCCAACGTCGTTTGAGACAGGTCTGGCAGCACCTTCTTGAGCAACCCAAGCCCTGCCGAAACCTGCGTCGCGGACATTTCTCGTTTGCCTTCAACGTGTTCGACAAGGGCGTTGAGGATATTGCTGTTTTGGATTTTAACCCGGTGCTCGTCAGACATGCGAAAACCGGCCTTGCGCCCCCGCATCACTTTGGCCTCGGCTTGCTTGGCTTGGGCTTACAGGCCATTTGTCTTGCTCCATAGGAAAAGGCCCGCAGGGGATGCCTACGGGCCTCGCGCGAAGTGCCAAATCGCACATATCAGCTATTGCATAACCGGCCCGTTGGGCCTATTGTCATCCTCGTCGATAGGGCAATGGTGCCCGCCAGGGATGGAGACGACGATGGCCAGCAAGTTCACTATCTTTTGGGTGTCCGAGAGCGCGCAATCCTCGATCAACTTGGGCTCTTTCGATACCCGCGAGGAAGCGGAGGCCCACATTGAGGGCGCGTGGGGCGAAATGCGCGCGCAGGGCAATGCGCAAGACCTCTCGTGGATCAATGCCGGGGCGCTGGAAATCGACGAGGATTCCGAGTGACCCCCCGCGCTCTTAAATCCACCCGCAAATCTCTCGGCCTGTCTCAGGCCGAGTTTGCGCGCATGGTCGGCGTCGCCTCGGATCGAACCGTCCGCAAATGGGAGGACGGGGAACGGGATATCCCCGGCCCCGTCATCGTCATCATGGGGCTGATCGCCTCATGCCCCGACGCCAGAGCGAGACTACTAGCGTCGGTGTGATACGCGCCTGCCTACAGGCTTGCGGATAGATCGCCCGGCCGGCCAATGTCCTCAGGGCCTCGCCATGCGAGCGCGAACGCCTTCTGCTCGTCGGTAAGCTGCGAGAAAAGCCCCCGAAGGGCTTCTTTCCGAACACGCTTGTTGTGGCGGCGCAAGATGACGCATTGGATTTCCCCGCCACCGAGGAACTGAATTCCGATCTGCCCACAAGCGTCGTTGCGCCATAGTGCTCGCAGATTCCCGTTGTCGTTGAGAAACAGCGCCGGGCGGGATCGCGGCTGCATTTCCGTGATAAAGTTCAGGAAGTCTGCCAAAGACGCCAAAGAGAATGGGACGCCATCAAGCTCTGCCTCGATCATCAGCGACTGAATACGCCTAGTGAGATCGAGCCCCATTCTGGAGAAAGCGCCCCGATCATCCCCGCTATTTCGAGACCGCGCGCCCATCATTGCCACGCCTTGGTAGATCGCCCGGCCGAGCGGTCGCTTGCGAGGGGGAAGCTTCGCAGGAAGCCCTTAGCCGCAAAAGGGCGCAACCCCCTACCGGGAGAACTGTATCGAGCGGGCGGGACGCTACCACCGCCTTTGTGGCTCAACGGCGCACCAGGCCGCCTGCCCGCGCTACGGGCCTCCGCTCGAACTGTATCCCCCGCCCGCCCCTAGCCATCAGGACGATGCGACGCTAACGCCGCACTTCGGTGCGGGCAGGGAAACCAATGTCGGCCCGCCAGAGAGAAGTGGCTTCCTCAAAGGCGGGCCGGTTTCAGGCGACTATACCGGCAGTCGCATTGCCGGGGCGGCGCATCTAGGCGGGACTAATCGTCCGATCCAGCATTTCCGCGCGGACTACTGGCGACGCCTAGAACTCTGTGCCCTCGCGGGCGAAACTGTCGCCGCACCTAGTAGCCAAGCCGTCCAGTGCAGCGTCCGGGACCTGTAGCGTCACCGCCAGACCTATCGCGCGATGTGCCATCCGTATCGAGGACTGCGCTTGGCACGCTGGCGGTATCCATTACCCGCCAATCTTTCCAGCCGCCCAACACGGTCCACATCGCAGGTGGACGATTAGCTAGTCTCAAGCCCCGTTTCAGCGCCCTCGCGGGCGAAACTGGCGCGCCCTATGCCGGTCGCTACGCAATCAGCATTGTCTTAGTTCGGCCCGACGCGCAGGCCGAAAGCACGGTGCTTTCTGTGGCGGATCGGCGCAATCGCACCGGAGTCGTCGATCCCCATTCTAAGAGGCCGGCGCTACTGCGCCGCCGCCTAGAATACCGTAGAGGCCACACAACCGAAATCGCCTAGCCTCTATTTCCGCCATCCTCGCGCGTGCGCGCGCGCGAGTCAAGCCCCTCGCGAAAATTATTTTCGACGCCCGCCGGCCATGTCGGATGCAAGCTGCGCTAGGCCTGTTTTCGCCAATTGCGTCGCCTGAAAATCGAGATACTCGCCGGCGATCAGCTTGCACGTCGCGACCCTCACGGCCGCCCCGCGCGATTGCAGCGATGCGAGCATGATTCGGTATCGCTCGCACGCCTGTTGGTCGCGGCGGGCCTCCGCCTCCCCTTCCTCGCTATCCGGGTCAGTGGGGGCGCCAGCGCGGCCTATATCGAGCCCGAGCGCGGCCATGCCCTTCGGCCCTCGCATCGCCCTGTGATAGGCCTGCGTCGCCGCGTCCAACCTATTGGCCGCATCGAACGACGCTTCGTCAATCTGCCCCTCGAAATACAAGAGCCCGTAGCGCGTCCCTAGCGCCGCGTCGCGTGCCTGCGAGAGGATTACCGACCTGATGCGGCGTAGCTCGGCAACCGGGCTCACGGGCTCGCGCTGCAACCGCCCGCTCGGCTCGCGGGCTCCGGCTTTCCTATTTCTGCCCTTCGCCATTATGCTTCCTCGCCGGGCGGGACGCCTTCGCCAGCCCATTCCATGAGACAGGAATATTCGCCATGCGGATGGCCTAGATCGGCGCACCATCGCCAGCCGTCCAACAGCGCCGCAATTACGTCCGCGTGCCGGACATATCGAAACCACGCGGTCATAGGAGTGCCTCCTG